AAGGGTTCTTTTTTGACAAGATTTTTTACCAATCCTTCTGGCCCCATGGTCGACGATAAGGGCAGAGCCACTCGGCTTGCGCTATCTGCTGCGGCGTGGGGCGAACCTGTTCCCAAGAACGCGGAGGATGCGGCTCGTCTAGCAGCAAAAGGCAGAAGGCTTCTAGACAGGTATGAGAATACAAAAAAACGTAAAAAAGACGACGCTCCCAATGTGGAACCTCAGTCAATTTCAATGTCCAACGAAGATATGGCTCAAAAATTCATAGACGGCCTATCCGACGATGATTTTGAGAAGATATTCCCAGAAGGTAGCGAGTGGGTAATACCGACAGAAGAAAAGTGGCTGTTTGACGTCGCAGGTGCATTTTTGCGTCGCAGCATAACCAACAGAAGGAAAAGGAAACGCAAAAAGCGGAGAATGTTCCTATGAGTAGCAGATTTTGGTATGGAGCGACCACGCTTGGGATTGTTGACGGTGACACAATAGACCTGATGATTGACCTTGGCTTCAATATCCACCACAAAATCAGAGTCCGGCTCTATGGCGTGAATGCCCCAGAATCAAGGACAAAAGACCTTGCCGAGAAAGAACTAGGTTTGAAAGCGAAAAAGTTCACCGAGGAATGGCTTACTCAGAACAAGTGGATTTATGTCAACACAATCCCAGACAAAAATGACAAATACGGAAGAATTCTGGCCAAAATATATACAGACGAAAACATCTACAGACCAGAGGTGAAGTGCCTCAACGAGGACATCATTAAGTCGGGATTTGCCCGCGAGTACTACGGTGTTGGCGATAAAACGTGGGCAGAATTCAAGAAGAAAGGGTCGTAGTGGAAGAGAAAAACATACTCGCAATGCTCATGTCTGGCATGCCTATTCGCATTGTTTCAGACAGCAAACCGGAACATCATTCGCTTGCCCCTGAAGAGAGAGAGCTTGCAGATTCGCTAGTGCGAATAGCCGAAAAATTCGGGAAATTCAACGAAGACGGCAAGGGAATCTGGGCTGGATACAAGCCCGCATCGAGCAACACCAAAGCCTCAATCGGGGTCAAATGCTCAAACTGTGTTCTTTATTTGGGCGGCGGCCAGTGCAGGATAATACAAAATACCGTTGAGCCGGAAGGAAAGTGCCGTTTTGCTGTAATTCCAGACGGAGTTGTTGAGGGTTATAAATCAGCGGAGGACGGCATCGAGTATAAAGTGGGCGACAAGTGCCCCACCGCCACACGCGACATAGCCGTAAACCTCAAGAATAGAGGTAAGGCAATCAAGACAGCAATGTATGGGCCCCTGAATCCATCAGAAGAAAATAACGAATACTGGGCGAAGATTGGCTCAGAATGGGATGTCACTGCTGATGAGGCAAGAAAGCAGAGATGCGGAAATTGCGCCGTCTTTATAGTCACACCAGAAATGAAGGACTGTATCAAAACAGGCCTAACCGAAGAGAACAAAATGGACGATTGGGATTCAATTGACGCGGCGGGTGAACTTGGGTACTGCGAGGCTTTTGATTTTAAATGCGCATCCAAGAGGACATGTAGGGCCTGGGTCACGGGCGGACCAGTAACTCGGACTAAGAAGTAAACCTACTTAATTGGGCATGCCCCTGTAGCACAGTTCTCTGCATCGATATCTTCGCCGACTTTAGAAACGTAAAGCGGTACGGAGAAGTCGACTTTAGCAAGCATCTTTTCGTATGAATCTTTTGTTATTTCCTCATATGGAGCAAGAGCAAAATTGTGCTCTGAATGGAGAAGGAAAGAAACAGATTTAACGGAAGAGTCGTAGTTCTTCTCAAGCCATTCTTTTATGTCCGTTAGCTCCTCTTTTCGGTAGTAAACAGTCACAGAAACGGCGTTATCTGCCCACACGGTCTGCATCATCTTAACCCACTCAAGTTGTTCAATTGCTGTCATTTCTGCTGCGAGCACCGCGTTCGCTGGAGACTCACACGGGAATTCGACGACGTACCTTGTGTGGTCTTCGCGGCCGTCAATACCAATATCCCACTGAACCCTGTATCCACGCTTGCGGCAAGCCTCAACCAGGGGGTCAGCCGAACCAAATCGAACTCTTCTTATGTAATACCTAGCGTAGGCTGGGTGCACCCCTGGAGTTATGCCCGGCAAGAGCGAAAGAGTTCCGGACGGCTGAACAGTAGTAAGCCTTACAGACTTGGGGAAATTATTTTCTTTTGAGTAATTCTCATCAAATTCGCGAAGGTTTCTATAAACGGAATCTAGCCATGAAGTCTGTTCTTCTGATGCCTGAAGAATGCCAGTTACTGACTGCCCCAGTCGTGCGTTCTGCTTAACAATATTGGTTGTCTTCTCATACGGGTAGTTCATTCGTGTTATCTGCTTCTGGACCTTATACAGCAGAATGCTTATTTCCTGAAACTGCTCAATCGAATCTATATTCGGCAAGAAAATTGTTGCAAGGTTGCAAGATTCACCATCGGCAAGACCTATTTCTGCGCAAGGGTTGAACCCGTCTACTGTGTTGTCTTGCCTCTTTTCACCTAGACGTCCATATGTACGCGCAAGGCGACGATTTAGCAGACCGTATGGTTCCCCCGAGCCATCATACCCCTTCCATAGTTCAGGCATTATTTCATCAAAATGGTCTGCATAAATACTGTTATTGGAATTAGCCCTCCATGCGGGGACGTTCCCTGATGACCAATTCTTTGCACGAAGGAAAAGAACGTCATCGGGGTCACCCATCGCTATTTGCGCTGACCGCCTTGACGAGCCGGAAACAACAATGCGACCAATAATGTTGCAAATATCCAAAACATCAACAGACCTCAATTTCTTGCCAATACGATTATCTAGAACTTTACAGATGTCAGTAATTCCTTCAATCAACGCACCAGGACCGGAAGCTGTGCCCCCGAATGTTTTTAGCGGAGCACCAAACTCTCTAATTAATAGCGTGGAATACGTGAAAGACCGTCCAGTATCAAAGTAAGACTTTAAAACACTATGTAGGAGTCGGCGCCACCCGGTTCGACTATCTGGAACAATAATATCTGCATCATTCGTGCGCTCATGCGCAATCACAACGCCAGCCTTGACTTTAGGGAGCTCGTGAATTTTCGAGCGCTCTACCGAAAACCCAACCCCGCCACCGAGCATGAGATAATCGAAAAGCATTTCGAAGTCCTCAATTTTTTCTATGTTTGTGAAGTAGCAGTTATTCAGCGATGTTGCATTGAATTTGTTAACGAGAGGCGTACCAAGCTGCCATAGCGAACGGCCGGAAAATGAGCACCGGAGATTAAAGCAATGGTCAAACAGCTTCTCTGCTTCTTTCTCTGATAATGGGACTCCAATTTCAAGAGCGCCATTTATCACACGCTCAAGCGTTTCAGTCCATGTTTCATTATTTCCATTATCGTTCCGTCTGCTATATGTGCGAAGAAAAACTATTTCCCCCAAGCCGTTAAAGCCCCACGGGGGTGTTTTTAGGGAATATGAATCTACAAAATCTCTTCCTAGCTGCATCATTTCTTCCTTTGGAGACCGTGGGTGGCTTTAGAGATACGATTGTATCTCATTGGAAAATACTGAAACCGTCCAGTGTCCCCGGAAGTTTGACCGTTCAGTTTTTATAGAGATTTTGGATTCTTGACTATTCCAAGACGAAGTGCTTCAGAAAAGGGAACATACTTTCCCTTGCTGTGGATAAGAACATCTGCCTTAACGTATGGATTTATATGTCGCTCTTCATAAATGTCCTCTTCTACGAGAATCATCTGCGACTCCATTAATGTTTCGCTTATTCCTAGACCAAATATAATTTTCGGTGCAGACTCTTCTGAGCCGGGACAGTCCCCTGTTGGGTGTCCGCAAATCGGACATGGCCCTCTATCTCCGCTCAGGATTGTTGTGTCGGGGAATACCCTCCTGTTCCCCCCATCATTCGGCGTGTTATAAAAGGAATTCATTGGATAATTATACAGTATTACATTTCCTGTACGAAAAATCCGTTCCTGACCATCGCCATCATCAACTCGTCGAAGGCCTCGGGTGGTAACTCTTCAGAATTTATATCCTGAGAAATGGCCATGCCAAGCATCTTGGGATATGTGTATTCTCTCATAACTTTTTCCCCGCCGCCAGGGTGAATAAGCATGTCGAGCCATGTAATTTTCCTTCCCTCGCCATAGACGTACGGAACTGCAACAACATCGACACGAGGCTCGCCATCTATGAGAGATGCGTGAGATATTGTCACACACTCATGAACTCCAGAAATACTGTCATCTGCAAATATTTTAGCTAGGTCTAATTCATGAGTTTTTTCTTTATCGAATGAGCAAAACCCCTCCGCGACCATTGTTATGTCCGTTGCGCCCCAGAATTTACGGAGCGCCACGCACAGGGAGCCGCATTGAGCCAGTCTGTCAGCCGGGGGCATTCTCATGTATTCCCTCTGAAGTTGAGCCACGATAGACAGACGACCGTCCGCCCAGCCAAAAAAATTGAAATTTAGGTCTTCGCCGAGCCCGTATTCCGTTACGGACAGGGCTTTTGCTAGTTGGGCAGACGTTACGGACAGCGCTATTTTACTAAAAATGTTGTCATAATTTCCGTCCATTTAAAAAATTCTAGTATATTTTTCCTACATTTCAGGACATCCCCTGGGGCCGCGCTTCTACTACTAATATTGGCGATATGAGCAACACTAAGAAAAAAACAGTCAAAAAGACAACGGCCAAAAAAGCACCCGCGAAAAAGCAGGTAGCCAAAAAAGCCGCAGCACCCAAAGCCCCCGTGAAAAAGCAGGCGGCCAAGAAGGCTGCACCAGCTAAGAAGGCTGCACCGGCTAAGAAAAATAAAAACCTTATTGATTCAATCGAAAACAAAATTGAGGCAGCTACGGGCATTGAAATTCCTCAGTCCGTAATTAAAGAAGTTAAAGAAATGCACAACGCTTTGAGCGAGATGGATATGCCAAAGTTTTCGACAACAAAAACCAGCAACGGCGATGTAAATGTAAGTGTGTCATTTTCTACTCCCCCATCGCTAAAAAAGCTCTCCTGGTTTAAAAGAATATTTGGTCCTAAAAAAAAGTAAACTTCGCCCGTGACGACGGAGCACAGGAAAGCCCCAAGGCGGAAAATAGTATCCGTTAAAAGAACGGGCCGATGGGGTCAATATCAGCACGAGCACAGGCTTAGCTGCGGTCACGTTGAATTACGCCCAAGAAAAGCGTCTACCCCCACCCTCGCGTGCGCATGGTGCTATAGGGCGGCAAGGATGCAAATTGAACTTTCGTCGCTGGGAAAAAATGAACAGCAGCAACTTGACGAGGGCGATGACCCGACTGTAGAGTCGCGCATCAGTCAGATACGGGCATCAATAGCTGCGAGATTTTCTGTTCCGCTGGAAGCAGTGGACATAGTTTCGAGCATTGCGACTGGGGAAGTTGTTGTGAGTTATGCAACTGTTTTTCTTTCGCAAAACGACATACGCCGCATATCTGAGTAAAGCATCTACGGCATGGGTGGGAAATTTGGGAGACAAATTCGATGAAGCACCAGAAAATGGGAGATGCAGCGGGGAAGACCCAAACATATGGTTCCCTGTATTCAGCAGGTCGCCAAGCAAGCGGGAACGCACGGCGGTAAACAAAAGAATAGCGATAGCAAAATCGTTCTGTTCAACCTGCGAGCACTCAGTCCAGTGTCTCGAATACTCCTTGCGTCACGAACCCCTGGGCATATGGGGGGGAATGACGGAGCTGGAGAGGGCCAAGTTGAGGTCAGCGCGCGGAATCAATCTCTCCCGTGAGGGTAGGATATTTTTTCCTGGTGTCGGCATGAGGAATGCCAACGGCACAAGTGCTAGCTACAGGGCAAAGATAGATATCGATGGCTAGCGCTCAATATAAACACACGCAAACGCTCCTCAGCAGACTCGTCGGTGTCAGGTCGACCCCTGCGGGGTGGGAGGCCTCATGCCCCTGCAGGGACGATGACAGGAATCCTTCCCTATCCGTGGCGGAGGGTGACGATGGGAAGGTATTGCTCCACTGTCACAGGGGGAACGGGTGCGATGTGGACAAAATATGCTCATCGATTGGCCTGACCACATCTGACCTATGGCCACCGAAAGAACCAGAGCCGATTAAAGAAAAAGACAAGCTTACTTTTGTCAAGTCTTACGACTATCTAGGCGAAGACGGAAACTTACTGTTTCAAAAAGTTAGATATGTAAATCAATATGGGGTAAAAACATTTAGGCAACGAAAGCCGTCAGGAAGAGGAGAGTGGACCTATTCCTTGGGCGACACTCCAAAGGTTCTATATAACCTTCCGACGGTATTAAAAGCCGTTAAGGGCGGCGACCCAATCTGGATTGTCGAGGGCGAAAAGGATGCAGACACCCTCACCGAGATGGGTGCGACAGCAACAACTGCCCCAGGTGGCGCCGGCAAGTGGCTAGACATACATACAGCAGCTCTTGCTGGTGCAACGATTGACATAATTGCAGACAACGACACACCAGGGAAAGAGCATGCCGCACTCGTCTGCTCGGAGTTAGAAAAAGTCGGGTGCGACGTTCAGGTATGGATATGCCCAGACGTAAAAGACATTACAGAGCATCTTAATTCTGGTAAGGGCATAGATGACTTGGTTTTTTTTGATGTATCTACGGTGGAAAAAACAAATACATCAACTGGGCTGGACCAGGGCGAAGGAGCCAGCGATGGTGAGGTCGTATTATCGAAAATATCTACTCTTCTAAACAGGGACGACCTAACTATCGAACAGAAGATAGTCAAGGTGTCGAATGCTATTCATTCCTATTCCTCCACAGAATTAACGCTGGACGCTGGCCGCCTTGTTAATTGGGAGGAATTCCTAAAAGAGTCATCCAGTGATAATTATGACTGGGTAATACCGTGGCTTCTTGAAAAGTCGGAGCGAGTTATCGTTGTCGCAGCAGAGGGCGTTGGCAAAACAATGCTTGCGAGACAGGTCGCCATACTCACCGCGACTGGAATGCACCCTTTTACGTATCAAAGAATTAGTCCTGTCCGGACTCTTACCGTGGACCTGGAAAACCCAGAAAAAATTATCAGACGAACCTCTCGGTCTATTCAGGCCCAAGCCCTCAGCTATGGATTCGAGAGAAAATCTCTGGCCGAGCTCTTTATTAAGCCATCTGGCATTGACCTGTTGAGAGTAAGCGACAGAATGCTTCTTGAGGAGCAGATAGAGAAAACTCAGCCGCAGATACTCGTAATGGGACCTCTTTATAAGTCATTTGTCGACCCTGGTGGAAGAACGTCGGAGGCGATAGCAGTTGAGGTGGCCAAGTATCTTGACTACATCAGAACCGTCTATGGGTGCGCATTGTGGCTGGAGCACCATGCCCCCCTCGGCCAGACTACGTCTACAAGAGACCTTAGGCCATTCGGCTCGGCAGTATGGTCTCGGTGGCCGGAATTTGGAATATCACTCCAGCCAGATTTCGGTGCTTCAACGCCATACACATATGATGTTCGACATTTCCGTGGTGCCAGAGATGAGCGCCCATGGCCTACTAAAATAAAGAGGGGTAAACGATTCCCGTTTGAGGTCATCGAATTCTCCGGAAGCTCCACATAGTAGGAATAATGACAAACGACAAAAACAAGCCCATATCTCGAGAATTCCTCAGTGAAAGAGATGCTCGCATATTTAAGATGCGGCAGGCCGGAACATCGACTTCAGAAATAGCGAGACGGTTCGGGGTGACAACTAGGGCAGTCTCTAAGGCCATTCAGCGCCAGCTAGAGAAGATGAATCAAGAAACGATGATGGCATACCCAGAGGTCCTCAGAATGGAGCTAGAGCGCTTAGACAGCCTCCAGCAGGCAATATGGCCGATGACTCAGCATCGTAAGGTCAAAATGGACGACGGCTCAGAGGTGCCCGTTGAGCCGGATATGAAAGCGATTCAACAAGTTCTTTCTATTATGGATAGAAGAACGAAATTGCTCGGTATGGACCACGTAAATCTAAACGTGCAGATGGATATGAACCAAATAAATTCCGACCCAATTAAGGTCACTCTTGCCGGTGCCCTGGGAAATCAGGAAAGCGAAAAATTTGACCCCGAATCGGAGGCCAAAAAACTGCTCGAACTTATGGGCGCTTCAGGGATACTCCCACCGGCTATGGTTAAGAAACTGCTTGATGGCGATAGCGATGTAATAGACGCAGACATCGTCGAAGACGAAATGGTCGCTGAGGGAGAATTAATAACTGAGGATGAGTGAGAAAAACTCTATGAGAAAAGCTATGGACAAGGTAGTTGGCGAAATGCCCAATCTATCCGTTGCACCAATGACCAAAGACGACGATGGGCCAGTAGACAAGCAGGTTCTAATCCGCGTAAACGAAAAAGACCGAGCGAAATGGAAAAAAGCAGCCGAAGTAAGCGGAGTGAATTTATCAACCTGGATTAGGCACGTTCTGAACGCAGCGGCCACCGATTTGCTTGAGTGCGGACACCCCATTAATCGACGGAAATACTATCCATGGGCGGAGTTCTGCCTAGATTGTGGTATGCGTCTTTCCGAAAAGCGACCTTCCGCTAGCAAACTATAATTAAAAGTACAATGCATTTGTTATGGAAAAAAACAATTCCGGCCAACCACGTCGCCGCAGCATAGTCTCCGTTGACCCGGAAGCCCCTCGAAGAAAAATAACCGGCAAAAGAATGCCGAATATCAATATTGAGAGAAAATCAATAGAACCATCTCTTATAAAAGCCTTAGATTCGGCCGAGAGGACAGTCGCGCCGATAACTAGGCCGCCCCTCGCCGATGGACGGTCAATGTATTTTGGAATGACACCATCAGAGATATCAAAGATGTGTGTCCCTATGTCAAGAGACGAGCAATTTACCTCTCTGGTAAAGATGAATTCGCTCGATAAATCAAATAAAGAAATAATTGAACCGTTTAGAAAAAGATTCGATAAATGGGCAGAAAATAAGTCTAACGCCGTTGATTTTTCCACTGGCCCCCTATCGCAGCTGCGCACCGCAGTCGAAAGGGCACTACTGGAATCAAGCGAGTTTCTAAATGCCGTGCACAAATATGGCATGCCATCACTCGTTATTCGTTCTGAATCTGCAGAGAAAAGTTTGATGGAAACAGGATTTATCAAAGAACATCTTGATGCAGCAGAAAAATCAGACCAGAGCATTGATTTCGTTCATTCAGTATTTGACCCGTTTGGCAATGAAATAAGTTTTTCCCCCAAATCTCTAATACCGAGGGAGGCACTCGACGGCTCCCCAGAAAGCGGAGACATACAAATAGATTCGTCATTCTCTGGACACCTGCGTCATGAGTGGGGCCACTATTTGCACATAGCGGTCCTCAATGACTCTGAAAGGTCTGTTGGCATAGGGTCGCTCAAGAACAGGGAAAGTTCTCGACTGCTTGAAATAGCGGAAAAATATTGCTCCAATCAACCGCTATCCAAATACAGGGCAATACCGTTCGGGGATACGCCGGATACGCCGAGAGCCATATCGCAGCTTTCTCACGAAAGTCTTCTGGAAATGTTTGCGGAGGGCATATCCGCCTACTTGCATCCAGACGCAGAA